TGCTGGCGGTGCGGCTCTTGCGTCAGGTGCTTTTGGTGGAACTGCGGCAACTACTACTAGTGGAGGATTATTAGGTTCTGGTAGCCCCATGGCTGGTGTTGGTACTGGTGCGGCAGGAGTTAATGCTACCGCCGCCGCCACATCATCTATAGGTTCTGCTCTTGCAACTCAAATTGCAACGCAAGGTGTAACACCAAGTTTGTTGCAATCAGCGGCTAGTTTTTTAGGTGTAAAGCCAGAGACATTAGCTTCATTTGCCCCCTCTGCTATTCAAGGTTTGTTGAGTGCTGGTGGTTCTTATCTTCAAAGTCAAGCGGCGGCAGATTCGGCAACAACTCAAGCACAAGCACAAGTTCGTGCGGCTCAGATTGCGGCAGATGCGGCAAGGTTTAGACCTGTTGGCGTAACTACTCGCTTTGGTGCATCTAACTTCCAGACTGATGCGGCGGGTAATGTCATTGGTGCTGGATATACACCAAGTCCTGAGATTCTTGGTTACCAAAACCGATTGTCTACATTGGCTGGTCGAGGTTTAACTGGTGCAGAGGGCGCTCAAGCGGCTTATGCTCCTTTAACTGGTGCGGCACAGAATCTGTTTAGCCTTGGTCAGGGTTACCTTAACAAGAGTCCTGAAGAAGTTGCGGCTGACTACATTACTAAACAACAGGCTTTGCTTGCCCCTAGCCAAGAGAATCAACTTGCCATGTTGCAGAACAAGTTACAGCAACAAGGTCGTGGTGGTTTATCTGTTGCTCAAGGTGGTGCTATGGGTGCTACAACACCTGAAATGCAAGCCTACTACAACTCTATTGCACAAAGCAATTTGGTTCTTGCGGCACAGGCAGATCAAGAGGCTAGAAACCGCATAACTTATGGTGCTGGATTATTTGACACTGGTGCTAATTTGCAAGGCAGATATTACACTGGTCAAACAGCGGCTCTTGCACCATTTACCAATCCTATGGATGTAAGTACAGGGCTTGAGAACCTTGCACAACAACCAATGACACTTGGTACTCAAATTGGTGCTAAGACTACTGCTGGTGCGGCACAAGCTGGAATGTTAACGGGTCAGGGTATTACAAGTGCGGCTCAGACAATGGCTCCAGCAAATGCCTATTCTTTAGGTGGCAATGTGTTGGCTGGTTTTGCAGGAAGTCCTAATGTCACTGGTGCATTGAACAGAGCATTTGGTGTAACACCACAGACAACGCAACAGCAATACACATTTAATCCTATAACAGGACAGTATCAACCAGCATCAGTGTTTACTTAAGGAGAAAAGACAATGGCAAGCGAAATCTTAGGATTGTTCACTACTCCTGAACAGTACCAACAAAACCAGTTAGCACAGTTTCAGAATCGTGCGGCTCAAGAAGTACAGTTGAATCCTTTTCAACAAGCGGCTCTAGGTGCTAGGACTGCTGGTTATCAGTTTGGTCAAGCTGTTGGCGGTGCTTTGGGTGGTCAAGACCCACAGTTGCAGTTGATTGCTCGTAGACAGCAGATATTGGGAATGATTGACCCGTCTAACCCTGATTCCTATGCTCAAGCTATTCAAATGGCATTGCAAGGTGGGGATACCCAAACTGCATTTATCTTACGCAATGAGATGATGAAGGCGCAGCAACAGGCTCAAGAGCAGCAGTTAAGCCAATATAAGGTTCAAGACTACCTGACCGAGCGTGGTATTGGTATGCAGAATCGTGGATTACAAGCCAATGCTCTTGAATTGTCTAAAGGTCTTATCAAGGCTGATGGCACTGTTGATGAAACTGTTTACAACGAATTGTTAGGTTATGGTCAGATTGGCTCTACCATTATTGACCAACGTCTTAAAGCAACTCAAGGACTTGAGTCTCAACAAGTTCAAAACCTTGCTAAAGGTCTTATCAACCCTGATGGGACTCGTAACAAGGAAGTTGAGCAAAAACTTGCATCAACTGTTGCTGGTCGTGCGATTCTTAAGCAGTTTGCTCCTGAGACTAAGGAACTCAAGAAAGGCGAAAAACTGCTTGAAAGACAACCAAATGGAACATGGAGTCTCATTACTCCAGCGGGTCAACCAGCACAAACAGTTTCATCTGACAATGCAATTCAATCATTGATTACTAGCAAGGCAATTCATCCAACGATATTGCCTTACGCTAACCAAGTTTCCAAAAACTTTGCGAATCTTGACTTTGAAGACCAAAATGCATTGCTGGAAAAATTGACAAAGTTGAATAGCGATGCTCAAAGATATGAGTCTGATAAGAGTGCTAGAGATCAGTCAAGAGCCACAAGCAATGTTCTTAGAGATTTGAATGTTCAAATGGTTCAACTCAAAATTGAACAAGCAAGAAGTGAAGCCGAAAAAGCTAAAGATGGAAAGCCAATTAACTTTGCCGACTCAACAAAACTTGCAGACAGAGCAACAGGAGTTGACAAACTTGTTGGTCTTTATGACACCTTTAAGCCAGAATACGCTGGTTATGGAACTAATGCGGTTGGTGAAGTTGCAGTTTTTGCGGCTGGCAAGCAAAGTGATGAAAAAAGTGTTGCCTTATATCAATGGTGGCAAAATTATCAAAACAATGTCAACAAGGTCAGAAACGATTTGTTTGGTTCAGCTTTGACTGCACCAGAGAAGGCTGAGTTTGAGAAAGCAATGGTCACCAAAGGGATGGACTCTGCTCAAGCTCAAGCGAACTTGCGGAGACAAGCAGAGGAAGCCTCTAAAGCCTATGACAAGTTAGAAAAAGTTTTGCGTGTTGGTGGTTTTAGCAAGGCGCAACTAGATGCTTTAAAACCTATACCACCTTTGTCTAGCTTTGTGGTTGAAGGTGTAAATACAAACCCAAATAACTTAACTGGCGGCAGGAGATAAAGCATGGCAACCATTAATCGTCAAGCCGCTAAAGCGGCAGGGTATACAGATGCACAAATTGATGCTTACGAGCGTGAGCAAGGCTTAGCCCCATCAAGCCAATCAAGTCAACCAAGCCAAGTGCAAACAGCACAGAATCAAAAGCCTTTGTCAACAACTGAAGTCGTGACTGGTGCAATTGTCAACTTCCCAAGTTCTTTGTACAACATGGCAACCGATGTATTTAGTGCTATTACAGACCCTATAAAAACAGCAAGTGACTTAGGGACTTTGTTTGTTGGTGCAACATCAAAGGTTCTTGGTGAGCCTTTCTTTGAGTCTGATTTAGCAAAACAAATGCGCCTTAAAGGTGAGAAGTCTGCTGAACAAGTTGGCGCTTTTATGCTTAACAGATATGGAAGTGTAGAGAGTGCAAAACAAGCATTAGCTACAGACCCTGCTGGTGTTTTATCTGACGCATCACTTATCTTTACTGGTGGTGCTACTGCTCTGCCCAAAGCAAGTACAGCATCTAGGGTGTTGTCAACAGCCGCAAAGGTCACAGACCCTTTAAGAATAGCAGCAGCACCAATAGCCCTTGCATCTAAATCGGTTGCTCCAACTTTAGGTATGACTACAGGCGCTGGTTCAATGGCTATTGAAGAAGCATACAAAGCTGGCAAAGAAGGCGGTGTAAAGGCTAAATCTTTCACAGAAAACTTGCGTGGTAGGGCTGACCAACTTCAAGTTCTTGATGATACAAAGTCTAACTTACAAGCAATGATTCAAGAACAACAGAATTTATATCGCTCTGGCATGGTTGACATTAAGGCAGATAAATCAGTTTTAGCGTTAGATGATATTGATAAAGCGTTACAAAAAGCAAATGATCGTGTTTACTTTGAAGGAGTAGCAAGAAGTGAGGATGCTGCTGGATACCTTAAAAAAGCAAATAAAATTATTAATGATTGGAAATCAAAAGACCCAACAAAATTTCGTACACCTGAAGCACTAGATGCTTTAAAACAAAAAATCTATGATGATGTTTTGTCGAATATTCCAATAAATCAAAAAACTTCAACTGGAATGATTGGAGATATTTACAACTCTGTAAAGTCAACTATTCAAAAGCAAGCCCCTACTTATGCTGAAACAATGAAGGCTTATGCTGATACAGCAGAGCAAGTGCGTGAGATTGAAAGATCATTGTCTCAAGGTAAAAAGGCATCTGCTGATGCTGGTTTGCGTAAACTTCAAACTGTATTGCGTGATAACGCAAGCACAAACTATGGTCAACGAGCCAACTTGGTAAGTCAGCTTGAGGCTACATCACCTAGTTTGGGTGGTGGTATCCCGATCAAGCCAGCACTTGCTGGTCAGGCTTTAAGCAAGGTAACTCCTAGAGGTGTTCAAGCTGTTGGTACTGTTGGAACTGCTGGACTTCTTAGTCAATTATCCAGCCCATTAACAGCAGCTTATCTGGCAGGGTCATCACCCCGATTAGTTGGTGAGGCGGCATATATGGCTGGTAAAGGTGGTAAGCAAGTTGGTAAGGTTACTGGTCTATTCCCCGAACTTGACTACCCATTGATGTTTAATCTGTTGTCAAAAACACAGACTGAATAGGAGACTGAAATTGATCCAATCTCTATCTGCCTACTTGCGGCTGGCTTGGTCAAGAATATCCAAGCTGGCTGTGACCTTTATAAGCAAGCTAAAGAGCAGTTTGTCTCTATTAAGCGCACTGCTGATGAAGTTATTGCCATTGGTAAAGAAGTTAAAGGATTTTGGGGTTCATTGCGTAAACTATTTGGCGGTAGTCCCAAGCCTCAAGCTACAAAGTCTGTGGCAAAGGCTAAGAAGTCTGAGTATAAAAATGTCGATGAAACTGAAGTCAAAACCGAAATTGTAAAAAATTTAAGTGAGTTCTTCAAGCTGCAATCTATGCTTGAGGAACACATAAGGGAAGCTGAAGAAAAGGCTAGGACTGTAGTTTTTGCTGATGATGTGAACTTGATGGAAGAAGCCCTGAACAGGGTTTTGGCGCAACAAGAGATGGAGAGGTTGGTAGTTCAGATACGAGAGTGCATGGTCTACCAATCCCCCCCTGAAATGGGGGCGCTTTATTCTGAAGTGTTCAGCATGAGAGACATTATTGCGGCAGAGCAAGCAAAAGCAAGGAAAATGCGGGATGCAGAAGCATGGCAACGAAAGCAAAGGGAGCGTCTTCTAGCCGAAAAGCAAGTGTATCTAATGGTGAGTATCCTTTGCCTCCTATATACATGGCTTCTGATAGCGTTCATAAGCAAGATTGGGAGAACGTAGTGGGGTGGATTGCCTGTTGTGTTCTCGTAATATTGCTGTTACCCATAATGGGTATCATTCTGCTAGAAACGCTAGAGGCAAAGCATCAGGTCAACCAACAGGTAATTAAGGTCGAAAAACTCAAAAAGCAGATTGAGCAGAAAGAAAGGGAGAAGGAAAAATGAATATTTACTGTATTTGGGGCTTATCAATCCTGTTGGTACTGCTGACTGCTTGTTCAGATAGGTACAGATATACCTGCCAAGACCCATTGAATTGGTCTAGTGCTGAATGTAAACCCCCAATCTGTACCGCCGCTGGTACTTGCCCTGAGATGTTAGTTAAACCCGAACAGGAGAAGAAATGATGCCTACTATTGGATATAAACCTAACAACCGCCTGACTGCTGATGAGATTGAGGTCAGAGTATGGGCATTCGTTATCGTGGTCTTGGTGAGCATTCTGTTGGCTTCTATGGGTATGTTTCTTTACTCTGTTTCGTTTGTTCAACAGCCAATGAACGGCAGTATGGCGGCGATTGACAAGGTGTATACACAACAGATTTCGACCATAATGGTTTTCATCACTGGTGTTTTGGGTGGTGTAGCTGGTCGTTCAGGAGTCAAGGCAATAGCCAATGCGAGTGCCAAGGCTGAAGCTACTGATAACGACCCCCCTGCACCATGAGCCTGTTTAATCCTTGGGTGCTGTTGGGTATCTTGATGGCGGTATTGTCTGCTGCTGGCGGTGGATACTTTAAGGGTCAGCATGACGAGAATACCCGCCAGCAAGTAGAGATTGCAGCGCTGAACGCCAAAGCAAGAGAGACTGAGCAAAACATGGCAAAGGTAGCAAATACCTATGCTGAAACTTTAAGGAAGTCACAAAATGCTGCTAGAACTAAAGAAACTAAGTTACGGGCTGATGTTGCCTCTGGTGCTTTGCGCCTGTCAATCCCCACCCAAAGCCCCGTATGTTCCCCCTCAGTTACCGCCGTTACCGCTGGAGATAACAGCGGAGAGACACGAACCGAACTTAGTGGACAGGTTAGTGAAACTCTTATCGCCATCGCCTCAGAAGGAGATGCCGCCATCCGAAAACTCAACCAATGTATCCAAACCTACGAAACCTTGAAAGGAATGAAATGAACCTCTCCGCAAACTTTACCCTCAAAGAACTAACCAAGTCCGATACAGCCACTAGATTGGGTTTGGACAATACCCCTGATGATGAGGCTCTGGAGAACTTGAAGACTTTATGCGAAATGGTGCTTCAACCTGTGCGTGAGCATTTTGGTAAGTCTGTGACTGTTAACTCAGGTTATCGTAGCCCTGAGTCCAATGCCGCTGTTGGTGGGTCTAAGACCTCAGACCATTGCAAGGGTCAAGCTGCTGATATAGAGATTGTTGGCATCCCAAATCATGAATTGGCTCAATGGATTATGGATAACTTGGACTACACCCAGTTAATCTTAGAGTTCTACACACAAGGTATCCCTGATTCGGGTTGGGTTCATGTCAGCTATGACCCAAATAACCTCAAGAAGCAGGAATTGACTGCCGTTAAGGTTGCGGGTAAGACTCAGTATCTCCAAGGACTACAGGCTTAATTAGCCGCCTACAGAAGTGTTTAGGGGTGAGGTGTTCGTACAAGATCACCTCACCACACTTCTCGCATAACCATGCTACGCCAATGTCTACAGTGGTCTGCTTATTCCCATGCTGACCATTCTGTTTGCCGTAGAAGGTTCTTATCTTACGAATCATTTACTAAGTTTAGCCCTTGAATAGATGGTAATTTGCTGCTTCTCTTGAAGTCCAATTTTAGCTTGTGCAGCCTGACCCCATGCCCTACCCTGCGCTATCTGGCGCATCTCCTTATCTCTTGTCCAGATTGAGGGAGTGCCATCTTTCCAATCGAATACAGTCTTTGGCTTATTCATTCGTTAATCCTGTGGTGGTGTGCAAGTGTGAATGGTGGTCAAGTCTTTTGTGCGTTTACCGCATCGTGGACAGAAGTTGCGTTCTTCTGGCTGTTCCAAGACTTCTTTTTCTCCACACCAATTGCATTCTTTCTCAAATGCAACCATTGATTGCTCTGCTGGACAAAAGTGCTGTTTCATTTCTTTGCCTCCTTAATTTCTTTCTGTATCCCTGCACTCATTTGCAGAAATAGTCTCAAAAACTTAACCCCGCCCAATCTGACGTATTCGGCATATTCGGATTGCGTAAGGCGCAAATTAACAGCCCTACCCTGCTCTGTCTTTTCTTTCATGTCTTCATGTTCCTGATGTAAATTGCCAAGCCATCAATCGTATCTTTACCAAAGCCAGTTAGCTTCTCAACCTCTAAAGCTACTTCTTCAATGACTTGATTGCGGTATGAGGGTTTAGATATGGCAGCTTGTACGGCACGTTTGCGCCACATACTCTGCTTCTCAATCTCGTTGAATGCCTCATCTTCATCTGTCATAGTATTCACCCTTTAACTCAGCAATGATGTTGTTTAGCCTGTGGATGCGTTTCTCGTTGTACCCGACAATTGATTGAGCGTACTCAACAGCACTCTCACCCTGCATCTTTAAATGTTGTGCCTCAATAAGTTCCTTTTCAGCTACTTCCAAAGGGGTCTTGGCTCTAAGCAAGTCTTTAACGTACTTTGTGGTCAATTCTCTCCATCCCATATTTTTTCCTTTTCTTTATTTGAGTTGCAAGAATGACTCGTTCAATCTTCTTGCACATATAACGGTTGTCAGGTGTTCTCACCCAATCGCAAACTGGACACTTCACTACTCGTCTTGTTCCTTGTTTAGTAGGTACAACACAAACCCGATGCAGACGCAAATTCCCAATGCGAACCCTGAAATCCCCATTACGGCTACCCATATGACTGTTTCCCACATTAGTCTTCTCCTTTGGTTTGTAATCCAATGAATCAAAGTACATCAGAGACACGGCACAAGCAGCAGCAATGACAAACTTGACAAGGGTATTCATTTGCTCTCAGCCGCAAGTAAGTCGAGTTCAAGGGACTTCATCTGCTCTTTTATGATGGTCATTTCCTGTTCCATCAGGTCAATTTTCTTCTCCAAACGCTTTCTAGTCATAGTCTCCGCATGAGTCCAGCCAATAGCAACAGCATCATTGGCAACCTTGTCAATGAGTTGGATGATCTCGTTTCGGCTCATAAAGCCACCGACAATGCCTTTAGCTGGCGCTATGCGGTTTATCAGTTCTGTGATTTCTGATGCGATGCTCATGCTGTTTCTCCTTGAGGTTGTGATTGATTCCATGCTGACTGCAAGGCGGTGAAGTTAACTGGCGCAACTGTGACTGTG